GTATTGTGTAGATAAAGTTATAACATTTGATGATGAAGATAATACAGCTTGTGGCGCCATAGAAAAAGTAAAAGAATCATATAAAGATAAATTTGGTGGCATGTTTCATAAAAAATTAATCTTCTGTAACGGTGGTGATAGAACGGCAGAAAACATACCTGAAATGGAAAGATATAAAGGAGATGAATGGGTGTCCTTTGAGTTTGGTGTAGGCGGTGAAAACAAAATTAATTCATCAAGTTGGATTTTAGAAGATTATAAAAGTGCAAGAACAGAAAGACCTTGGGGATATTACAGAGTAATACATGAGATAGGTAAAGAAATAAAAGTAAAAGAATTAGTAATAGAACCAGGTAAAGAATTATCAAAACAATATCATAATAAAAGAAATGAATTATGGTATGTTATGAAAGGTGAAGTTGTCATGAATGGCGTTGTTCAAAAAGAACATGGACCAGCATTTCTAATACCGAAAGAATATTGGCACCATGCAAAAAATGTTTCAGATAAACCATGTCATGTTTTAGAGTGCCAGTATGGCGAAGAATGTATCGAAGAGGATATAGTCAGAGATTTTGCACTAAAATAGTGCATGAAATAAGTCAGAAAAAGCTTGACATACATCTCATAATACCATATAATACCAAGTATATGCCAAAAAGTATGCATTTAGTTCCAGGCATGACTAGTCTGAATACTAAGAAAGCAAAAGTCAAAATTACGAAAGCTAGAATGCTCGAATTAAAAGAAGAGCATAGACTTCATAATAAGAAATACAAAAAAGACCCACATCTAGCACCTCTCATGGTGATGGATTTTGACACATATCTAAAGTTCAGATTCGGCAAAATTAAACACAAGAAGAAAGACAGAGGCGAATATAGAGGTCATCCTATGACTAATAATAGAGTATCTGAAGTTAGAACAGAAACTAAAGTAGAACCTCATGTATGTGCGAAGAAAGAACCTAAAGTATATGATGGCGAAAGAAAACTTATCGGTATCGGCATATTACACAAGTCAAATCTTGTACCCATTTTTGATGAAGAACATGCAAAAGATTTATCAAAAATGAGAAGATGATTATAATTTTTACTATACTAACTTATGCAGTCATATCATGGGTTGTATTTTTAGTTGTAGTTGCATTACTAAACGATTTTGGCATTTTAAATATAGAACATGTCTTGATGTATTATATTTCAATTTTTGTTCTACTTTTAAGTGCCAATTCTTATAAATAATAGTAGAAGTTGCCATAATGGGACTTCACTAAAACTTGCTTAAAAAGGAGGAAACTATGACGGTATTTAGTTCATTACATCCGTTTACAATAGGTTATGATGATGTATTCAAACATTTTGAAACATTGTTAGAACATCAACAACCAAACTATCCACCATACAACATAGTCAAGACAGGTGATTATACACATTGTGTTGAAGTTGCATTGGCTGGTTATTCAAAGGCAGAAGTTGAGGTAATCGTTGAAGATAAAACTTTAACAATTAAATCATCTGATTTACCTACTACTAAGAAATTAGGTAAAGAAGACTTTGCAAATAATGTCATTCATAAAGGCATTGCAAAAAGGGCATTTAAAAGAATATTTACCCTTGCAGATGATGTCGTTGTAAATGACGCTGTGTTGAAAGATGGTCTTCTTAGAGTGGAACTTGAAAGAGTTGTGCCTGAAGATAAGAAACCTAAAGTAATCAAAATTAAGTAAACACTAAGTATCAACCAGCATTGACATTTTATGCTGGTTGATATATAATTAACACATTATATAATTAACAAGTGAGAATATATTATGCAAATATCAAGTGATACAATTAATGTCTTAAAAAACTTTTCTGACATTAATCAAAACATACTAGTTAAAAGTGGTAAAACTTTAACTACAATATCAACAATGAAAAATATATTAGCAGAAGCAGAGATATCTGATGATATGCCACAAGAGTTTGCTATATATGATTTACCAGAGTTTTTGAGAACAATTGATATGTTTTCAAAACCATCTTTAAACTTTGATGGTGAATCACATGTAGAAGTCGTTGAAGGCAAACAGAAAGTCAAATACTTTTTTGCTGATAAATCAGTCATTGTTGCACCAACAAAATCAATAACTATGCCAGACACTTTTGTATCTTTTACATTTACAAAAGATATGTTTGAAAAAGTTATGAAAGGTATTAACACATTAGGTCTACCTGATGTTGCAGTTGTAGGTGATGGCACATCAATTAAAATGATTGCTACTGATAAGAAGAACAAATCTTCTAACACTTATTCTGTGGACATTTGTGAATCTGATAAAGTGTTTACCGGATACTTCAAGGCAGAAAATTTTAAAATGATTACTGATGATTATGATGTTGCAATATCATCACAGAAAATCAGTCATTTTGTGAATCGTACTAGACCAGTTAAATACTGGATTGCACTAGAACCAGATTCAACATTTTAATTTTAACTAAATTGAGGTTTATATTATGTCAGACTTTTTATGGGTCGAGAAGTATCGACCTAAGAAGATTAAGGATTGTATCTTACCAGAAGATACGAAGAAAACTTTTAGTGAGTTTTTAAAACAAGGCGAAATACCTAATCTATTATTATCAGGCACAGCAGGTACAGGTAAGACTACAGTTGCTCGTGCATTGTGTGAAGAATTAGGTTGTGATTACATAATCATTAATGGTTCAGATGAAGGTCGCCAGATTGATACATTACGAAACAAGATTAAAAACTTTGCAAGTACTGTATCTCTAACTGAAGACGCTAATCATAAAGTAGTAATCATAGATGAGGCAGATTATACAAATGCAGAATCAGTTCAACCTGCTTTAAGAAACTTCTTAGAAACATTTCATGCAAATTGTAGATTTATATTTACATGTAATTACAAAGCAAAACTTATCGAACCACTTCACAGTAGATGTACTGTTATTGACTTTAGAATTGTAAATGGTCAAAGAGTAAAAACAGCAACAGCATTTATGCAAAGATGTTCTAAAATATTAGAAGATGAAGAAGTACCTTTTGATAAGAAAATACTTGCAGAATTAATTCAAAAACATTATCCTGATTTTAGAAGGACAATAAATGAATTACAAAGATATTCTGTAAGAGGTAAAATAGATAGTGGTATATTGTTCTCTATGTCTGAAGTCAGTCATAAAGAATTGATATCATCACTAAAAGAAAAAAGATTTAACGATATGAGAAAGTGGGTCGTACAAAATCTAGATAAAGAACCAGCGTTCTTGTTTAGAAGTATCTATGATGTACTTTATAAATCGTTATCGCCAAACTCTATACCACAAGCAATATTAATAATCGCAGGTTATCAATACAAGGCAGCCTTTGTTGCTGACCAAGAGATTAATATGGTCGCATGTCTAACAGAGATTATGGCAGGATGTAAGTTTAAATAATGTATGAATTAAAAGATTATTTAAATGCTATCAATTTCTCTAAAGAAAAACTGTTAGATACTGATGATACAGAGTGGACAAAGAAATATCCACCCTTTGTTATCAACAAATGTTTGTCTATGTTTTATGATTGTATTGCACAGGCAAATGAAATGAATGGGTACCACTTCTTAGATAAAGATGTTCAATTTAATTTTTTCATAAATAGTATAAGGAAAAAGAAACGATTTGGTGGTAAGTGGCTAAAACAAAATGTTTTAAAAGACATAGAGTATGTCAAAGAATATTATGATTATAGCAACGAAAAGGCAAGAGAGGCCTTATCAATACTAACTAAAGAGCAGATTGAATTAATTAAATTATCTATTGACAAGGGTGGGAGAAAGAGAAAATGAATGATGAGATAGAATGGAATCCAGATAAAATGCTCGAAGTAACAATAAAACAACCTGATGATTTTCTAAAAGTTAGAGAGACACTAACTAGAATAGGTGTTGCAAGTCGCAAAGACAAAACACTATATCAATCATGTCATATCTTACATAAACAAGGTAAGTATTTTATTGTACACTTTAAAGAGTTATTTGCATTAGACGGCAAGACAGCAACACTATCAGAGAATGATATACAAAGAAGAAATACAATTGCGATATTGCTACAAGATTGGAACTTAATTGATATAACTAAAAAAGAGGAATCTGAAAACAAGGCACCTCTAAGTCAGATAAAGGTTTTACCTTTCAAAGAAAAGAACGAGTGGACACTATCGGCAAAATATAACATAGGCAAAAAAGTAGAAGATGAAAGTACCTAGTTTCAATGAATTTATTAGTGAGGCAGTTGAAAATCCTAAACTAGTAATCATAACAGATGAGCCTGAACAAGCAAAAACTTTTCACACGGCAGATAGACTTCAACAAGAAGCGAAGAAGTTGGGGTGGAAATATTACCTGTATAAACTTACAGGTGGGTATACATCAAACGAAGATAACATTAGAAGACTACACAACAAAGATGATGAAAAAGGTTTTGTAGTTGATAAAAATACTATTGCGATATTTAGAGGTTCAGTTGTTCGTAGAGACAGTTGGATGGATATTATATCTATGTTTGAGAAAGATAAAGTATGTTGTATAAACAGTAGAGACTGTATAGAAATATGCACAGACAAATATAGAACATCTATCAAACTTGCAGACTTTGGTTTAAGGCAACCTAAATCTTCATTAATAACTGATAAAGAAAATGCATTAAAGTCATTTGAAAATTTAGATACAGACTTTCCTGTAATTATGAAAACATTGAGAGGGTCAAAAGGTGTAGGTGTCTTATTTATTGAATCAAAAATAGGACTAGATTCTATCGTACAGTTAATTAATAAACAAGATGAGGATGCCGATTTATTAGTGCAAGAATATATTAAGACAGACTATGATGTTAGAGTATTAGTTTTAGGTGGTAAAGTTCTTGCAACAATGAAACGACCTGTAATCAAAGGTGATTTTAGAAGTAATGTATCACAAGGTTCAAAACCAGAAGAATTAAAATTAACAGAATTAGAAATAGAAGAATGTATCAAGGCCGCTAAGGCAGTAAATGGTATATGGACTGCCGTAGATTTTATACCTTCAAAAGATAGAAAGAAAGAACCACCATTTATGATTGAGGTAAACTCATCACCTGGCACAGAGGGTATGGAAGAGGCAACAGGTAAAAATATAAGTAAAGAAATTTTAGAGTATTTTACAAATAGAAGAAATTGGGTACAGGCACCTTCTCAATGTGGGTACAAAGAAGTTATGACAATAAAACCTTTTGGTGATATTGTTGCAAAATTTGATACAGGTAATAGTGGCACAAATGTTATACATGCAGAGAACATGGAAGTCAAAGGTAAAAAAGTAACATGGTCTTTATATAACAAAACTATTACATCAGACATTATTTCTAAAGAAGAAATAAAAGTAGGTGGCCTAAGAGACTATGAAGAAGACAGATACTTAATTAAATTAGATGTGCAATTTGCAGGCACACTATATACAGATGTAGAGTTTACTCTAGATGATAGAGAAGACAGAACACACATATTATTAGATAGACAGTTTATGAATAGACTTAATGTCATGGTAGACCCTAGTAGAAAATATATAGTTACTAGTCCGTACAGCATTGACAAATAAGACTTTTTATATTATAATTAAATTATTAACAAGTGAGGTAAATTATGGCAGATGTGAGACTGTTTCGTTTGACAACAGGCGAAGATATAATAGGCAATATAAAAGAAGGTGATGAAGAAAGTAATACGATTACTTTAGAAAAACCCTATGTAATTATTCCACAACAAGAGGCACCAGGTAAACCGGTAACTCTAGGATTTCATTCATATATTCCGTATGGCAAATGTGATGAAGTTGTTTTTAAAAACGAAAATATAATTACTAGTGTTCAACCTAATGATGAGTTGAAAAAAACTTATCAGGCAAATACAGGCGGTATAGTAGAAGTAGAGAAACAGTTGATTACTTGATGAATTTTTATAAGAACATAATTGAATATAAAGGTAAATTATTTGTTCGTGGTATTCATGAAGGGCAAGAGTTTCAAGAAAAGATAGATTTTAAACCTACTTTTTTTACTTTAACAAATAAGAAAACTAAACATACTAACTTGCAAGGCGATTATCTACAGCCAACACAGTTTGATAGTATTATAAAGGCAAGAGAATTTAAAAAGAGTTATGATAACTCTAATTCTCCTATCTATGGTATGGAAAGATTTGCATATCAATATATTGCAAACGAATATAAAGATGATGTCGAATGGCAAAAAGATAAAATTAAAATATTTACTATTGATATCGAAACAAGTTGTGAAGAAGGTTTTCCTGATGTAGATAATCCTGTTGAAGAAATATTATGTCTAACAGTTAAGAATCAAACTAACAAACAAATTATAACATGGGGCACAGGTGATTTTAAAACTGATAGAGAAGATGTAACTTATATCAGATGTAATTCTGAAAAAGAAATCATTAAAGAGTTTATGACATTCTGGATGAGAAACTATCCAGATATTATTACAGGTTGGAATTGTAAGTTCTTTGATATACCTTATCTGATGAATAGAATTATCAGACTAACAGATGATAAAGTTGTTAGAAACTTTTCACCATGGAAGTATGTAGAAAAGAAAGAGGTTGTTGTAAGAGGTAGACCCAAAACAATATTTGCAATTATGGGTATTGCAATGTTAGACTACATAGACTTGTATCAAAAGTTTATACCTGTAAGTCAAGAAAGTTATAAACTTGATTACATAGGTAAAGTTGAGTTGGGTGTAGGTAAAGATGAAATGCCTTATGAAACTTTTAGAGAGTGGTATACAAAAGACTTTCAATCGTTTGTAGATTATAATATACAAGATGTAGAAATCGTAGATAAACTAGAAGATAAACTAAAACTTATTGAATTGATATTGACTATGGCTTATGAGGCAAAAGTAAACTATGATGATGTGTTCTCACAAGTAAGAGTGTGGGATGTTTTGATTTATAACTTTTTAAGAAAAGAACATATTGTAGTGCCTGAAAAATCTGAGAAGATAAAAGATTCTAAATATGACGGTGCATATGTAAAAGACCCAATCACAGGTATGCACAAGTGGATAGTATCGTTTGATATCAATTCACTTTATCCTCATTTGATTATGCAATACAATATATCACCAGAAAAGATAGTAGGTATAGATACAAATAGTGTAACTGTAAATAAATTACTTGCAAAGAAACCTAATCTAGAACATTTAAAATCTGCTAACTTATGTATGACACCTAATGGTGCAAGATTTAAAAGAGACAATGCAGGTTTTTTACCTAGACTATTAGATAAGATGTATCAAGATAGAGTTGTCTATAAAAAGAAAATGTTAGAGGCAAAGAAGAAGTATCAAGAAACAAAAGATAAATCATATCAAAAAGAAATTGCAAGATGTCATAACATTCAATGGGCAAAAAAGATTGCATTAAATAGTGCCTATGGCGCTATCGGTAATCAATACTTTAGATACTATGATGTTAGACAGGCAACAGCAATTACAACAGCAGGTCAATTAGTTATTAGAGACATAGAACAAAATGTAAATGAATACATGAATAAAGTTATGCAGACACATGATAAAGTAGATTACATTGTGGCATCCGATACAGATTCAATTTATTTGTGTCTAGATAAACTTGTAGAAAAAACATGTCAAGGTAAAGACACAGAACAGATACTAAAATTTTTAGATAAAGTTATTGAACAAAAGATAGAACCATTTATTGAAAAATGTTTTAATGAATTAGCAGATTATACTAATGCATTTCAACAAAGAATGGTTATGAAACGAGAAGTTATTGCCGACAAGGCGATATGGACTGCCAAGAAAAGATACATGTTGCATGTATTAGATGAAGAAGGTATTCGATATACAAAACCTAAAATGAAAATCATGGGCATTGAGGCAGTTAAGTCTTCAACGCCAGAAGTTTGTCGTGGTAAAATTAAAGAGGCAATTGATATCATGATGACAAAAGACAACGATACACTTATAAAATTTGTTGCAGACTTTAGAGAAGAATTTAATCAGATGACACCAGAACAAATATCTTTTCCTAGAAGTTGTAATAATCTAAGAAAGTATAGAAGTGCAAAAGATATATTTGTAAAAGGCACACCTATACATGTAAAAGGTGCATTGATTTATAATCATCAAATAAAAGAACATAAGATAGACCATATCTATCCGGCAATACAAGAGGGCGATAAGATTAAATTTATAAAACTAAAAGACAGAAATCCTTTTAAACATGATGTCATAAGTTATATAACAAAACTGCCTACAGAATTTAAGTTAAATGATTTTATTGATAGAGATATACAGTTTGAAAAAACATTTATTACTCCTCTATCATTTATACTAGAGAGTATAGGTTGGGAAGTTGAACACAAAGCAAGTTTGGAGGCATTTTTCGGATGAGCGAATGGCTAAAACAATATGCAAATAAAGATGGTTTACCTATCATGAATCAAAGTGAGTTTGAACATCACACAGATAGAATAGGTAAAGAACAATTTAGATTAGACTTAGCAGATTATATTGCAGAGAATAGACCTAAATTTCCTCTTAAAGACATACAAGAAAAAGATGTCAGAAAATTATTTAACGAATTAAAAAATGATGATATATGGAAGATAATAAAACCTTTAGAGAATATTGATAAAACAGTATTTGAAAAGTATGATGATTACAAATACCCATTTAGTAAACATGGTTTAGGATTGATAGACGCCCCTAGCACCTACAATTCTATTAGTAATTATTTTCATCAAGAGTTAAGACTTAACTGTGGTAGTTATGGTTTTAAAGCACCAATAGAAGTATGGACCCAAGGCACAGCGAAAGATATCTGGAAGTGCCTAGGTCCTATTTGGCGTGGTATTAATAGTATGAAAAAAGTTAATATTGATGGTGAAGAAAAACTTAGAGGTGGTTCACTAATAGAAGCAAGTTACATGAGTGCATTTAGATTGGGTACTTATATTGCAACACAATTTAAACCTAATGTTGCAAAGGCAGTATATCAAATGACAGACGCTAAAAAAGTTTTAGATACAAGTTGTGGTTGGGGTGATAGACTTGCAGGTTTCTATACTTCGGATGCCGAAGAATATATTGGTTGTGACCCTAATCCAAATACATTTCTAAAGTATTACAAACAGATAGAAACTTACGAAAAGTTTTTAGGCAATACAGATGTTAAGATACATGCAGGCCAAACTACAAAAGATAGTCCTTCATTTATAGGTGTAGACGGCAAAAAGAAAGTTAGAATTTACAGATGTGGTGCAGAAGATTTACCTTGGGATGAAATCAATAATGTAGATTGTGCATTTACAAGTCCACCTTACTTTAGTACAGAAGAATATAATAAAGGTGGTGAACATGAAGAAGACCAATCATGGTTTAAATTTAATGAGTATGAAAAATGGCGTGATGATTTCTATTTACCAGTCTCACTAAATAGTCATAAGAGTTTGTCAGAAAATGGTTTTCTATTTGTAAATATCATGGACCCAAAGATTAAGGGCAAAAGATATTATAGTTGTGATGAATTAGTTGATTCACTAGAAGAATATTTTATAGGTCAGATAGGCATGAGAATTATGCAAAGACCACAGGGTAATGCTAAGTTTAAAACAAAAGAAGAATTGAACGAGTTTATGAATATGTTATTCATAGAAAATGTGTGGTGCTTTCATTCAGTACATTCTGATTTAGATTTATTCAGACATTCAAGAACAACCACACTTGACAATTTCTTTGAATAGTGTATAATGTAAACATTGAGGTAATATGATGAGTAATTTTTTAAAAGATATAATTAAAGAGACAGGCAATGAATATGCCACTTTAGCGTCTGATGGTGTTACAGGTGGTGATGTTGATAGTTTTATTGACACAGGTTCATATGCTTTCAACGCCTTATTATCAGGCAGTATATTCGGTGGTTTACCAGGTAATCGTATAACAGCGATTGCAGGTGAGGCCGCAACAGGTAAAACTTTCTTTGCATTAGGTGTATGTAAACATTTTCTAGATAAAGACAAGGATGCTGGTGTGATTTATTTTGAATCAGAAAATGCAGTATCAAAAGATATGTTAGAACAAAGAGGTTTAGATACAAACAGAATAGTTATCATGCCAGTTGCAACAGTTCAAGAGTTTAGATTACAAGCAATTAGAGTTCTTGACAAGTATCTAGAACAAGAAAAAGATAAAAGAAAACCTATCATGTTCGTGTTAGATTCTTTAGGTATGTTATCAACAACAAAAGAAATGGAAGATACAGCAGAAGGTAAAGAAACTAGAGACATGACAAGAAGTCAAATTGTTAAATCAGCATTTAGAGTTTTAACTTTAAAATTAGGTCAGGCAAATGTGCCAATGATTATGACTAATCATACTTATGATGTGATAGGTTCTATGTTCCCACAAAAAGAAATGGGTGGTGGGTCTGGTCTTAAATATGCAGCTTCAAGTATTGTTTACTTAGGTAAGAAAAAAGAAAAAGATGGTGCAGAAGTTGTAGGTAATATTGTGCATTGTAAAAATTACAAGTCAAGAATTACAAAAGAAAATGCCATAGTAGATGTTAGACTTACATATAAAAAAGGTCTAGACCAATATTATGGTCTGTTAGACCTTGCAGAAGAATCTGGTTTATTTAAAAAAGTATCAACAAGATATGAATTACCAGATGGCAATAAACAGTATGCAAAAACTATTAATAATGAACCTGAAAAATATTTCACAAAAGAAATATTAGAGAAGATTGATGAGTACACAAAACGAAAATTTACCTACGGTACAGAAGACTAAAAAATATGTCTTTGCACAAAGACAGCAAGATGATTATACCTGTATAAAACTTGTAGAAGACAAGTATAAAGATATCATATACAAATATGGTAATGTAGGTTTTAAACCAGTAGAAGATGATGAAAAGATGTCAGTTATCTTTGATTATAATATCGTAAGAAATCCTAATGATATAGATGTTGATACGGAAGAATTTATCAATTACATTGGCGATATTCTAATAGATTTAGTAGAAGAACAATTAGCAACAGGTAAGTTAGATTTGAAATTTGAGGACACGAATGAGTGATAGAATAGAAAGAATTATATTAAGAAACTTATTTTATAATGAAGACTTTACAAGAAAGGCTTTACCTTTTATTAAGTCAGAGTTTTTTACTAATCATAATGAATCAACATTGTTCGGTGAAATAAATGAGTTTGTAAACAAGTATAAAAATTTACCTACAAAAGAAACTATACTTGTAGAATTAAATAAAAGAAAAGATTTAAAAGAAGAAGAATTATCTGAAATAAAAACTATTGTAAATAAACTTGATAATCAAGAAGTAGAATTACAATGGTTGTTAGATACAACAGAAAAGTTTTGTAAAGATAGAGCAGTACATAATGCTGTATTAGAAGGTATTAAGATATTAGATGGTAAAGATAAAACTAGAACACCAGAGGCGTTGCCTAGTTTACTAGGTGAAGCGTTGGCTGTAAGTTTTGATAAACACGTTGGGCACGATTATATAGAAGACGCTCAAGCTAGATTTGA